TTCCTCTGATTCATCCTCTTCTTCCTCCTCTTGTTCTTCTTCACCCTCACCACCTTCACCACCTTCACCACTAATAACAATAGGACTACTAGCATTTCCATTTTCATGTTCATAGTTATCACCACTGCTGCTACCATCATCACTGATAACAATAGGACCTTCACCTTCACTACCACTTTCACCACTATCACTAGGAGATGAAAACCTTGACCTTCTTTTTGATGCTCTAGTACCTGAGCTACTAGAGCTCCATCCACCCATTGCTACTGTAATAGAACAGGGGGTTTCTATATCTGATTCTTCTTCATCACTACTGGATGGATACGATGCTTGAAGAAATTGTAATCCTGAACCAACTCCAAATACTGTAAAGTCTACAAGGTCAGGCTCAGGCTCAGGCTCAGGCTCAGGCTCAGGCTCAGGCTCAGGCTCAGGCTCAGGTTCAGGCTCAGGTTGAGGTTCAGGCTCAGGTTGAGGTTCAGGCTCAGGTTGAGGTTCAGGTTCAGGTTCAGGTTCAGGCTCAGGTTGAGGTTCAGGTTCAGGCTCAGGTTCAGGCGCAGGCTCAGGTTGAGGTTCAGGTTCAGGCGCAGGTTCAGGCGCAGGTTCAGGTTCAGGTTCAGGCTCAGGTTGAGGTTCAGGTTCAGGTTCAGGTTCAGGTTCAGGTTCAGGTTCAGGTTCAGGTTGAGGGCTAAGTTGAGGGCTGGGTTGAGGGGCAGGCTCAGGTTCAGGCTCAGGTTCAGGCTCAGGTTCAGGCTCAGGTTCAGGCTCAGGTTCAGGCTCAGGCTCAGGTTCAGGCTCAGGTTCAGGCTCAGGTTCAGGTTCAGGCTCAGGTTCAGGCTCAGGTTCAGGCTCAGGCTCAGGTTCAGGCTCAGGTTCAGGTTGAGGGCTGGGTTGAGGGGCAGGTTCAGGTTCAGGTTGAGGGCCAAGTTGAGGGCCAAAGTCAGAGCTAGGACCAGGCTGAGGTTCAGGTTCAAGGCTAGAACCAGGTTGTGGCTCAGGTTTAAGCTTTGTTTTACTTTTTGCTCTAGTTTTGCGACCTGGTGGTGTTGCCCATGGATTTTGTCTAGTGCATGGTTGACCTTTGCCACAACACTTAGATCTACAGTAAGGCTTGTGCATAGGTGATTCTGTTGGGTAGGGTGCAGGTCTAAGTCCCCGCCGCCTTCTACCTCCCTGTTTAGTGCCAGTTGGAGGTGTTGTCCAGCTTGGATCTGGGCAGGTTGTACAAGGGCAGTTACGGCAGTGTCTTTTATTGCAGTCTTCCATTTTTACTTTCCTAGAACAAAAAAAAACATCAAATCAATTGACATCTGATTTTTAACCACACAATGTTCTTTTACAATATTAGGTGGGCAGACCACAGGGTTAAGCTACCGCCCAATAAAAGGGCATACAGGAAGCATAGGCCACTACAAAAATACAGAGTGCATACATCCCCTCACCAAGGTACATCCTCTATTCTCTTGTGGAGGTAAATGTTTTCTATATTTTATATTTTTATGCATTAGTAACACAAAAATGAGGCTATACAGTAGTTTAAATGTATATGAATTACAAGATGTATTTGGTGATTTTAATGACAGTGATTACAACTATAGCAGTGAGTTTCCAACAGATGTAGGTAGTAGTGCTGTATGTAAATCTACACAATGGGTGTCTGCAACTTTGAAATTTTGGCTGTTGTTGCTGATATTAATTTTTTCTTTTCTTGGAAATGTTTGGTTACTGTGGCAAATTATACTAAGTAGATTTAAAAAAGTTTGTCATGTACTACTGTGTGGGTTGTGTTGTAATGCTTTTGTAGGATGCTGCTACATTTTGTGCTACATACTTGAAAAATTTGCTGGTGTGTTAAGTACGTGGTTTTGTCAATTAGAAACATGTTTGCAAGGATTTTATATTATCTTTGGAATTTTTATGGTGTGTTGTTTATGTATTGATACTTGGGTAGCTATATGGTTTCCAGCATTTAAAACATCAAATCCTGTAAAAACTGGTTTATTATGTTGTTGTGCAGCTGCAGTATCAGCTTTGCTAATATCTGTACCTAAAGCTTCTATGATAGGGGTGTTACAGGTGTCCTCTAAATCATTGAACACTGCTGATAGCATTAGCATTCAAACTTGTTATATGTTACAAGGGGAAAACACACAAAGTACCTTGAGAACATTTAACACAGCTACTACTGCTTTGGGATTCTTTTTACCACTTTTAATCTTGTTATGTTTTTATGGTATGTGTTTATGGAAATTAATGCATTCAAAGTTCAGAGCTAGATTGTCTGCTATGAGAACTATGGTGTGTATAATTGCCTGCTTTTTACTTTTATGTGGCCCTGTGCACTGTGCTCTTCTGTATGATACTTTATTAAGGCAGGGTTTGGTTACTGATAGCTGCACTGCTAGATCTTGGGTTGATTTACTGTTGAGTATTTTGGAATGTCTTCTGGGGCTGTTTATTGTGGCAATTCCATTAATTTATGGTTTGTTTAACTCAAGATTAAGACGGAAACTGTGTGGTGCCTGTATGTCAGTTTAAAAATTTCAACATTCTAACTTCATAAATCAAGCAACTAAAGTTTTTTTTCACCCAAATAAAAAATAAAAATAAACATTTCAACAATATTTTTTTTGTTTCTGAGTTTTTATTGATACACATTTCTTTCATGTAAACATCTTAGGAACATGTGCTGAAAGATAAGGGCCCATGGGGAGGTTTTAAAATTCACAAAGTTATCTGGGGTGTATTGCCACTGCCATGGATGAAACATCAGAGATGGGTCACATAAAAGAGCCAGATGTCTTCCACTGGTGTCACAGAGACCAGCCACAGTTGAGTTTGCAGTAGGGTTTCTTGGGTAGTTTAAAGCATGGGCTACTTCTTCTGCTACATTAGAGTGAAACTCGAGACACACTAGCTTGTTGTTACGTAGAATATACTCTAGGGCGTCTTGTAGATACCTCACTCCAAGGTGGGTTCCACTTACCCAGCCTGGCAATGTTAGCCCCACTAGAGGAGATAGCATTAAGCTTTTACAGTTTCGGGGAATGTGAAAATTCAACCACAGACATTCATATAACCTAGATACATTCTCTTCTAACTCCACGCCACGTACTACCTGGGATGTAGCTACAGTGGGGTCTTGTAGAGCATGAGCGGATGTAGTGGGCTCATCAACACGGGGGCGCAGCACATTACTTAGGCTTATAGCTGTTCCAACTAGGCCCATAGCAGATAACAGCTCGAACCCCAATTCCCCACAACAAAGAGAAAAGGTGTTTTTTCTAGCAAAAAAAGTTTTTAGGGTGGTTACAGCGCTTTGATTGGCCATAACAGTTTTTACAATGGCCCTGCATCCTAGGTATCCATGACTGAGGCCAGAGCTTCCACCTATTGCCAGTCCAACAAAATGTTTCAAGCTGCCTACTGATTTTAAATTAGATAGATACAACACAGAAACCCCAAAACCCACATTAGAAAAGGCTGCCAGTAGCGCTGAGGGTTGAGGGCACCCGGGTAAACAGAGAACAGCCACCTGTGGTGGGTCCCTGGGGCACCTATAGAGCTTCATGTGTGAGTACAGGCAGGGGGCGTGCAAGCCTTCTAGCTTTAGTTCATTGTTGCCATACATGCGCCTGTACATTTCATTTTCATTTAAACTGCCAGCCAACCTTACAAACTGGTCATCAGAAAAGCTCTGCCACTCACTTAGAGCCTCTGCAACCGTTTTGTAAAACACCATACCATTTGTGTGTTGTATGATAATGGCCCTATCAGCGCCATACTCTCCAACCCAACCCAAGTTCCTAAAGGCACAGTTATAGCGTTCACATTCACGTTGCACTTGATTTACTCTGTTGGAGGGTATTTCCAACACAGCTCCTGGAGTTTCAGATAGCAGTAGTTTCAGCGGGTGAACGTTTCCATTTAAATCTACAAGTATCCCGCGATGTGAGGCTAGTGCCATTTCAATAAGGCATGCCACTAGGCCACCATCACTGACATCATGGCCCGATAGCACCACACCTGAGGTGATTAGAGACTGCACCAAGTAAAATAGGTTTCTCACGCTTTCTGGGTGTAGTGGGGTGAGTGGTGCTCTATTGTCAAGCATGTGGTGTTCAAAGACAGATCCCGCGATTGTAGATTCACTGCTAACCGCCACGTGAACTAATGTGCTTCCACTTCCTTGTAGTTGTGGGGTGACCCTCGCACCCCCGTTTACCCTAGACTTTCCAACAAAGGTTAAAAGTTTAGGGGTGCGGGTATCTGCAGTCTCATGTGTGCTATCAGGTAGGGGAGATGATGAGCAAGCGGATGTGACAACCACACTTAATCCTAAATCAGCACAAAACTCTTTTGTGGAATACAGCACATGTTCAAGTTCGTGGGTGTAGTTGCAATTTTTATCCCAGTGGACTGCAACTGACAATTGAATGTTTTCTATGCTAAGTGGGGTGCAAAACATTATGTTAGTTAGCACCTCTGCTATTGCATATTGACTGGCAGCAACTGGGTTGTTTAAGAACTTGTAGCATTGTTCTCCAATAGCAGTAACATGTCCCGCCCACCCTCTCTTTATAACATTGCTGCGCTCTCTATCTACAAACCAGGTATCTGGATTGTTCATTCTACCTGCAGCCTCGTCTGGAGTGAGGTCCGTGAGTGTATCGCCGGCCCAAGAGGACAGAGTTTCGCTGCTTTTATCCACCTGGCATCTTAAAGGGTAAACTCCAGAGTCCATAACTAAACTGTAGTCTGCCAGTGGCAGGTCAAAGGGCCCCACGCCGGGCTGCTGTGCCACCAGCCCGTTACAGCACCTATCTGCGTGCCTCACGAAAAACTCTTTACTGCCCACCGCGGGGTGTCTCAGCAGCTGGCAGATAATGTTCTCTGTGGTATCCATATCCCAGTCTAGGTGCTCGAATATCTCTGTTACTAGCCTCTGGGGCAAATGGGTGTTTTCAGGTTGAGGCCTATATTTTTTCCAGTTATGCACCACAAAGTCACAGCTAGACACCGGGTCGTCCCTGTATAGAAATGCTGGATCATCAGAATCCCCTGGCCCGTGGATATCATTAAAGAAGTGTAAACCTTCCTCTGCGCAGGTTTTTCCCAAAACTTTAACAGCGCCTCCGGTATAAGTCGCATACCTGGCTAAAAACTGTATAACTGAAGCTGTAGTTTTACCTATGGTCACGGTAATATTATTTACAGTGATAAAAACCTGGGAGGAGTACACCTGTAGGTAGTTTTTACGTACAATGCTCTCATAGTTCTCATTTAGTAGGTGAGGCCTTTCTCTAAATTGCTGTACAAGCTGTTTTGGAAGGCCAGAGGCATAGATTTTAGCACCTCCTTGTTGCAGTAATCCAAAGAGGTTGTCCTGTACACAGCAGTGACCAACGCCTCTGCTGGAGCTGCTGATGAAGTTGTTTCTTAACAAAAATTTTAAAATATATTGCACATTCCATGTAGGGTTTAGAAGGGCTGAGCTCTCTGCATAGGTAAAGGGCTGTTCACCAAAAGTTCCAGTGGGGGTGAATTCTCCTAAAGCCACAATATATTGCCCATAGCTATATCTAGTAGAATACACATAGTCTTTGGGAATGGCACACAGTAGAGAGCTGCACACCAGCGGTGTTGTGGTTTTTTCATTATCTCTGCTATTTATAGGTTTGTAGAAACCGCCTAGTATGGGGATGCCACAGGCATTAAATCCCCTGGCGTAAGAGTGAAACAGCTTATGTAACTGTAGGAGGTCACTGAGGTTTTCTTGCCTGTTTAGCCTGGGAGCAGCTGTGTAGAGCCCCACAGTAGCTGCCTGTTCAATACCAGCCAAAAACAAAGATTTGTGAAAGATGTGTCCAGATTGCGGCTGGTGGCCTATTGCGTGGGCCTCTGCGTGTAGATGCCCGTGAGATATCTTGTGTTGTGGGAGAGTGGGAAGAGATGTGTGTGAAAAGACAGTGCATCTGCAGGGTGAGGTAACAACACAGTAATTTCTTAGAGCATAGCTATTAGCGAGGGCAGTTTGCACTGACAGGGAAGAAACAGTTTCGGAAATTGGTAGCATGACTGTGTTGCAGATAGGGTCGCAGATGTACAGGTTTTGTAAATCTTCCACCTTTTCAAAATCAGCGGTAGGTAGCGTTTGAAAAGCTGTGTCTATGTTTAGCTGGTAGTGAAACAAGTCACACCGAGAAAGAAATAGCTCTTCACAGGTGTCAATGTGATCCCCGTCCACATCTTGCATGAGCTTGCACACCAGGTGTCTACCAACCTCAACCCTCTCGATAAACTGAAACCCCAGCCCCCTCAAACACACACTCAGCTCTACAGATAGAGTACTTCTTCTGTTATACAAATGAGGCCCGTATGTAAAAATGAGGGCTTTAGGGCCACGTATGTCAATCTGGCTCTCATCAAAAAAAGGGGTGTGATTAAAAGCTGGTGAAATAATATTTTGTAGAGCCTGCAGCTCTCTTCTAAAAACCCTTCTGTCTTCTCTAGTTTCTTGTGGTTTGCACACCACAAAAAGTAAATTTTCTACCTGGGCCTTTCCTCTCCTGATAGTTAAGTCACCTGCCCTTTGTGTGTAAAAATACACAAAGTGTCCCTCTGTAGGTGTAAACTCACTGTCGCTGAAATACACATGGTTCCGGTGAGCAGGGAACCTGATGGGTATATTTCCGGTGAGAAATCTAGGCCCTCTAGGTCTTTCCATGATGCTCACGTGTCACAAGAAAACAGTTGTAAAGTTAAATACACTCAAAGAAGTTTCTTTATATTTTGCTTACCTGCAGCTGTGCACCCTGAATCTAATTTAGTCTTACTTGCACTTTCAGATGAGGATCTTACATTATCTACTGGGACTTTGGGGCGTTTTTGCTCTAGTTTGTCAAGTCAGCAGCAGCAATGGAACAACAGCCATTAGCACACCAACTACTGGCACCTCTGGAAGCACTAATACCACAGTTTCAACTACTGCCACTTCTAGTGCTACAGCCTCTGCCAGTAGTGGCTCCTCAGCAGGTACAACTGTTAGTGCTAGTACCAGCACTGCAAGTTCACCTACATCTAATTCAACTTCCAGCCCCAGTTCAAGCGCCAGTACAAACCACAGTACAGGTACCAGCTCAAGTACTGCTGTGAGCAGTAGCAGCAGTAGTTCAACCGCTGCTGGAACAACCTCAGATGCAAGTAGCACTAGTACAACCACAACCACCACCAAAAAACGTAAGTCTTCAACTACCAGGCCAAAAACTACACCACAGCCGGCACCTGACCCCAGTCTACTATTAACTATCTGGCTATGTGGTGTGTTTTTTGGTGCTATTGTCTGTACCATACTCTTTGCTATATTATGTAGAGATTTAGTTAAACCCAGGCCTTACGGGCTCCTGCGTGAACGTGCTGAGTCACTTGAGTCTGGACTTGGGAGCTTAACAGGCTCTGATAACAGTTCATCTGAAAGTGATACAGAGGAAGAAAATAGAGAGGGTGATGAGGAAGACCCGGAGAGCGATGAAGAGGAGGATGAAGTTTAAATGAAGCATCAATTATTGTGCCTTTAAAAATGTTAAGCATCTTTCCACCAAGCCATTGGTAACTGCTACCAAGAATTTCTGTGCTTATATGTACAGTGTTTTATAAAAACACAATTAAATGCTTGCTGTGTTTTTTTAAAAGCAAAATTTAACAGTGATTGTTTAAATTCCCTATTATTTCTCACAAAACAGAAACATCAAGTACATCTGCTAATGCATCATCAGGCGCTGCTTCTACAAGCACCTCTACAACTACAACAGGTAACCTTTAAAAAAATAGATAATACACACAGTTACAGTATTTTCACAAAGTGAACTAATAACTTTATTTTTTTCTAGTAGCAAATTCCACATCTGAGGTTACATCCTCAAGCACAGTACAAAGCACCCAGGCCTCTACAGCACCTCCAACATCTACAACTACATCCACCCCACCACCAACAACACTACCCACCTCCACTGTGTCTACAGTAACCACAAAAACATATGGCACCACACATCAGTCCAGAAGCTCACCCCATACATCTGCAAAATCTACCAAGGAGAGCCCAACCTCCATGACCCCGGGCTTTAGAATGACGCAGAGTGACCTTTCAGACATAATCATGATCACTTTCCTGCTCTCCATAGCCCTGATACTAATTTTGGTAGCCGCTGTCTCTGTCACAAGGGACTATCTGCGCAATAGATTTCGAAGACCCCAGGGAGGGGGAGTGCTAATTCCCCTAGTAGCTAACAGCCCGCCCGAGAGAAGGAGAATGTGGGGCTAAAATTTGTAAACACTACAACTACAGCTAAAAAAATACTCTCTTTCACATCAGAACCTTGAAAGCATCTAAATGCTACCAAAAAAAAACATACACCCGAAAAAAACCCAGCCAGTGGGTTTTAAAAAAATATCTTACAACTACATACCTAGAGGGTGTTTTAAAGTGGTGAGGCTACCTACAAAAAATAGTGCAATCCAGCCTCACCTAAACAGCAATAAAAAGGCCCCGCGAGGCAGCTGCAGTGTTTAACGTGTGGCATATTTGCAACT